TGACTGAGCGGCGGTCATGGTCCATGGGCTATGTCGCCTGCTGGGTCTGTGGTCGCACGCCACAGGTATTCCCTCTGGAAACACACGAGATCGAGCGGAGGAGTCAGGCTCCGTGGCATCGCTGGGCTGACACATGCAACTACTTCCGCACCTGCCATAGCTGTCACAGCGACCAACTGGCGGCCATGCCACACGCTAGGCAGTTGGCCTATAAATACATCCACGATCCGGATAACTTTAACCTAGATCGCTGGCTCCGCCTGAAGGACCCTGAACTCAGAGCACCAGATCGAGTTACGGAAGAGGAGGTGCTGTTGCATGTCGGCGAACTCCTTTGAGATAACACTGCCCTTCCCCCCGTCCATGAATGGCTACTGGCGGTCCATTGGCCCGGGCCGTGTAATTATTTCCAAGCGGGGCAGAGAGTACCGAGAGGAGGTGATCTACGCCTGTATAGTAGAGCGAGGGGCCATCAAGTCGGACCCCATGGAGGGGAGGTTGGCGGTGACAATCGAGGCGATTGCCCCAGACAAGAGACGCCGTGATCTGGATAATATGTTAAAGGCGATACTGGATTCACTGGAACACGCAAAGGTGTATGAAAACGACTCGCAAATTGACGACCTTCATATCACCCGCCTGCCACCAGACAAGCCCGGGAGCGTAATTGTCACAGTCACGGAGATCGAAGATGAGTGATGGGGTCTGGCTGCTCATACCCAAGCTGATCATCTGGTCATTTATCACAATGGTATTTGTCTGGGATGTGATAGCCAATGTGTCCGGGCACCACGATGCCACCATCAGTGTCTTTCTCTTGTCCACCAGCCAAAAGTACCCGATAATAGCATTCCTGTTCGGACTGCTTGCCGGACACGCCTTCTGGCCAAACGAATAGACTCAGGAGTATGACACATGGCTACCAGAAACAAGGGACGTTCATCAGCAGAGCCGGTCTTTACGACCCAGAAGAACCATCTTCTGGAGTCATCCATTGTGGATGGGCTGGCCTTCTCGTGGTCAAATGCCACCTATAACTATACTGCGGCGGACACAATTCTGGCTGTTCAGAATACTTCCACCACCCACAACCTCCATATTGACCAGATATGGTGCCATGGGGACACCACGACTCGGGTGATTGTCCATGCGACAAGTGAAGACGGCTTCACCATAGCTGGAACCACTGTCACGGGAGTCAACTTGAACCGAGCAAGTTCCAATACAGCTTCGGCGACAGCAAAAGCGGACGAGACAGGAAACACGCAGGGTAATATCATCTGGGCTGGCAGCATTCCGGCTGACAACGCTACGCCCGTAGCCATTGGCCTTGGTGTTATTCTGGATCTGAACGATGTCATTGCTGTGGACTTCACTGACGTTGGCGGGGAAGCCCTTGTCACCATCATTGGCCACTACGAGAGGGCCTAATGGCAAGCCTCACAGTACAAGTAGAAGCCAACGCAGATGATGGCTACCGCCTCGGTGATGGCTCAGGTGGCAGTTTTACGTTCAACAATAGCGCCGCCTACGTCAGCATCGGAGCCCTAAACTCTGGCCCCGGATCACAGGACACGACTTGCTATTTCCGCTTCCTGAGCGTGGGCATACCCGCTGGGTCCACAATCCTTACTGCCAAGCTCCAGTACAAGCTGAATAGGGCTTACTCGGATTCCAGCAAGACGTGCGACATCCACGCCGAGGATGTAGATAGCGCTGGGGGCATTGCCAACGACAGCGCAATGACTACCTCTCAGGGCGCAGCTACCACGGCAAAGACTACATGGACCATCGCGACATCAAGCGATACCACTAACTTCCTTGACTCAGCAGATTTTACTGCTGTCATTGCAGAGGTCGTTGCCCGAAGCGGCTGGGCCGAAGACAACAACATCACCATCCACCTGCTCAACCCCACTGATGCAAGCATGATGGAAGACAGGGAGATGAGGATCAAGTCCCACGACAGTGCCGGGGCTGATGCCGTCAAGCTCGTTGTGACCTACACTGCCCCGCCCAAGGCTGGTGGAGTTGCGGCCAACGCCCTTACGCTAGGACTGTTCGACTGATGGCAGACACAGTTGGAATTCACCGGTTCGATCTCCACTATGATGAGCTGATCGTCCAGCAACTTTCCGACGGAACGGTTAAGGTCAATAAGGGTCTGGCTATGCAATCTGCGGCTGAACCGGCGGCCACAGATACTGTTGGGCTGCACGTGTTTGAGTCGAATGTGGGCTCTGACAAGGTGGTCCAGCAACTTGGGGATGGCTCGGTGAAGCTGAACGTGTTCTGACAAGCCACGCCTGTGCTCGACTGGCCATACTTTTTGATCGTCCACTTCGGGGTCATAGTAGGTGTGTGATACCCTGTATGAGGTGGCCTCGATGAACCGCCATCGCTTCTCGTCCTTCCAGTAAAGCTGCCACCGCCTGTCCCGGTAGCTGTATCTAGGCAGTGGGTCGCCCTTGCCCCACATCTCCCAGTCCATCACGTGCCATCGCTTCTTGGAGAAGGGCTTACTCTCCCAGAAGATCATCTGCACAAACCTCAACTTGTCGGTCTTCTCGTCGTACAGGTGGTTCAGCTCTATGATTGCCACCCTGTCCCGATAGGTGTGCTCGTGGTCGACGGACCCAATAAGTAACAACAGCCACATAGCTATAGCCCCTTCCGACGTGCTGCTGCTGCCTCCTTCGCCTTTTGGCCAAGGCTGTAATATACCGAGTACGCTCTAAGTGTGTCTTCGTCCATTTTCTTGATCACATCAAGCGGTGCGTACATATGTTCAAACCTTCTCATGCCACGCTTGCCAGACAATTGCTCTTCAAGCATCTTTCTGGCAGCACGGTTATGGGACCTAGCCACGTCAATCTCTGCGAATTTAGCCCCCATAACCGCTGGCCCAAGACGGGTCACCCAGTTCTGCATGGTGGCATCTTCGCCCCAGAGTGGCTTACGGGGGTCGGTCACTGTACGGGCTGTACTGATCAACCGGCTGATTGGCGACCGGTTCAGGATAGCATCCAGCACTGGATCAACTTCCAGCGGCTCCATGCTTCCTCGGGGGCCCTCGCCCACCCTGCCTAGCTGTGTCTGTATGTTTGCTATGGCCGTCCCAGCAGGGCTGGTCTGCTCTCTCAGGGGCCTGCCAGAGTAAAGGCTGTGACCTGACCCCCCCTCCCAGATCGCCTGAAGAATCGGGTGCAACCTTCCACCAGCCGCTGCCAAGCCTCGCTGGAAAGTATCAAGTGGATCAACCCCGGGCCGGAGTATCCCCAATACGTCTTCAGCACCACCAAGCAATGGGCTCAGGCCGGTAAGGAACTGTTGCTGGCCCTCTGAGTCTTCCCCCCCGATAGGAATGGCAATGCTCTGGGCAATATCATCTGGCAGCAACTGATCCTTTGTGGACTCGCGGCGAATTCGCCCCACGCCCTTGATCATCTGTGGCAATGCACCGCCCGGTCGCTCGGCCATGACCTCCACAACGAACGGGATCTGGCGACGTGTAAAGGAGTAGAACGGGATGATCCGACGCATCACGTTTCTCTCAAAGCCAGTCAGGGCACTGTAATCTACCTGTGCCAGCTTCACCTTTCGGAGAGCCTCGGCAACGGTGTACCCCTGCTTACGGAACCCAAGGTATCCTGAGATACGGACGAGGTTTTCAATGTACTCATTGGACAACTCACCGGCTGCTGCTGGCCGCCATGTCGACTCGGTACGGCCACCCACCCCGCGTATGTTCCGGATGTCCCAGTATTGGCTGTGCCTGCTAGGCACCTCTGGTGGCAGGGTTTTGAACACATCGTCCGTTGCCTCAACACCCAGCGGGTCTACGATTCGCTTTGCCCCCTCACGCACCTTGACTGTGCGTGGACCAGTGGGCTTCTCGGGAGCCAGCTTCTGCCACCACGCGGGTGATACTAGCGGGAAGGCAGCATCCTTGGGCCGCATCCCCGGAATGTTTTCCGCCACGCCCTCGGCCATGCCAGCCTGACCGACGAACTCTGCCCGGGTCTGGTACTTGCCGACCAAGTTGCCAGCCCACACTTCTTCAGCCAACCGACGGGTGGCCTCAGCGTCCGTCATGCCCTGAAAACCGGGGACATCATTGGCAATACCCTTGATTGTCTTGCCGTTAATCATGGCGTGGGCTTGCTTCTGAGGCATGAAATACTTCATGAAGCCGACCTGCTTGGGGTCGCCAGCACCAGCGTAGACGTTGGACATCAGGGCACTGAAGTAGTTACGCCAGCCAAACGCAGGCCATGGACTCGTGACAGAGCCCTTCCACATATTGGTGTAGTAATCCCACCAGTGCTGGGCACCCTTGATCGCGTCATTCGCATCCGCCGGATCGGAGTATGAGCGGAGATACCGCCCTACGTCATCAGCCAATTCCTTTGGCAGCACGAGGTTGTCAAGGATCTGTAACTCAAAGTCCTTGGGCATTTTGCCGCCAGACTCCACAGCGTTGGCCACATCGTTCCCGTGCTTCTGCCAGAGATCCTTCAGCACAGCATGGGTGTTGGGCGTCATGTGACCCTGCTGAAGGGCCATATCGGAACCTGCCTTATCAAGGCTCATTACCTCGTGGAGCTTTCGGGATATCAGGGACGGTGCCTCGTCCTTGTTCACAATGAGCCACGAATTCAGCACGTGCCTCAGTGTTGTGGAGCCAGCGGCTGGAAGCGACGACGCCGCTACAGCGTTAGCCACAATCAGGTTAGTAGCGGTCTCGGCTGCCGTGGCAGCCCTGATCGTATTGATCATGTAGTCCCGCACCGACTCCAAGGGGTTCAGCTTGTAGGCCGGAACGACTTCTGCTGCACGGCGCGGGTCAAGGTTACCGACCCAGCGAGAGAGCTTGTTGAGGATCGGGTCCTTGTTGCCCTCATACCACTCCCTCAGGCTGGCCGGGACAACACTCTCCTTGCTGAAGTAGTCTGCATCCAGACTAAGTTTGATCTTCTTGATGGCCTTGCTCTGGCTGTGGGGGTCAGCGGGGACCCGGCGAAGCAGGCCGGAAATATCCCCGTCTACACTCATGTCAATCAGAACATCTGTGCCGCCGGGGATATCTTTAATATCCCGTGGGAGGGCATGTGGATTAAACGTCCCCACCGCCTTTTTGCGAGCCATGTTCATGGCCTCGTCAGGGAACGTGTGCAGCGCCCGGGGGAAATGCTTGATGAACATATCATCCAGTATGTCCATATCAAGGCCAGCCTTGGTGGACATCTCCCGGGCGCGGCCCATCATGGCCCTGATGGCGTCAATGTCGTCTTCTATGCCTAGACCTTTAAGGTTGTCCGGCAACTCGCCCTTGGACCAATCCCCCTGCTCCCAGATGAAATCCGTTGTCCCCTCCTTGGCACCCGGAACCTCTTTCTTCAGGATCTCAAACTGTCCCTCAGCGTACCTCCGCACTGCCCGGGCATTGTCTGTGGCCAGCTTCTTGGCACCTATCTCATCGAGGCCACTGGTAGCACGCATGATGTGGTCTGCGTCGAACACGCCTATGTCATCAAACTTGCTGAAGACTGGGGCAAAGTGTTCAAGGACAGCCTGTTCAACCTCTTGTACCGCCTGTAAAGTCCTTGCAGACCTTACCTGTCCTGTCTCTGAGAGCATCTCGCCAGCAGCCGGGCTCATCTTCTGGGCCACGTAGCGGGGCAAGGCACTGTACCGCAGGGAGTGCCCAAGGTTATCCATTGCCACGGCGACCTTCTCACCCATCCCGCCCTTGGTTCCAAGGGGCGTGCCCATGAACCGGGCCACGCTACCGAGCGGCTCCTTGGCGATGTCTGCAATCTCTCCGCCACTGGGACCAAGAGCTTGGTTCAGGCGGGTCTCCAGATCCTGAACCCGGAGAGGATCTCGCGGCTTGGTGTCCACCCCCCCAGTCTTACCAAGGACATCATCCCATATCCCCCCGGGCTGGCTCTGAAGGAACTCTTGCGCCTTCTGTGGGGTCATGCCCGCAATCTCATCTGCTGACTTGCCAGCCTTCTGAAGAGCAATCCGCATCTGCTGGGTTATCTGCTGGCCCGGTGCCCTTAGTGCTGCGCCGGTACTGCCTATCCCCTCGCCGCCAAGGCTGCCCAGTTCCTTGAGAATGCGGTTCGCCTCCATCGGGCCCTCAGCCAGTGGAGTGAGGAAGTTCCCCTTCGCATCTTTTTTCAGCAGCCGCTCAAGCGTCATGTGCTGGAGGGCCTGACGCTTGCCCATCCCGACCTTACCAAGGCCGAGAGCCTCGGGCTCGTATTTGGCCATACGGTAGAACTCGTCCAGTAGGCCAGACTTCTTGAGAGCCTTGCCTGACTTGGAGAGTGCCGGGAGGATTCCTCCAGTGACGTAGGAGAGTGGATCGGTGAGTACCTCAGCGCCGAACCCGGCTACGTCGCCCCAGTCCAAACCGGGAGTGTTCTTTTCCAGTACACCCATGCCCTCAAGCAATCCACGACCACCGACAAACTCGCTGGGATCAGTAATCCCAAGATAGTCCGTGGGAATAGGAAGGACGTTGAGCATCTCCCGTGGATTGCCGCCCAGAAGGCCGTATAAGGCCCGCTGTGGCTTCTGGAAGACGTTTGCCACCACCGAGAGCATTGACAGTGGGATCTGAGACATCTGCCTCAGGACCGACGCCCGCTCCTCAGAGGTATTAAACTCCGAGAGGTAGTCCTCGATAGTAGGTCGGGCCGCACGGGCAGACTGGACCCCCGTGGGCTGGATACCCATTAGCCGGAGATTCCTGTTGATATCTGCCAGTGGGTCTGCGATCTGTCCAAGCGGGAGGGGCATGACTATTAGTCACCATGGTTCATCTGGAGCGCTATTGCTAGTTGCCGTATTTATATGACCGCACCGGAGCCGGTTTCTTGACGGTATCCAGTTCCGGGTCCGCCGCAATTATCTTCATGAGATCCTCGTAAGTAGGCCCCCACCCCGGCGATGCCCCGAATCCGTATAGTGGATGCTCCTCGGTCCCCAAGCCGCCGCCCGCCGGTCCAACCTCCGAGTTATACCCCCCCGTAATCGCATTCATTAGACGACGCTTTTTGAAATCCTCCTGACTCTGCCACCTTTGCTGGCTACGACCCCGCAACATGTCGCCCACACCCCTCATAACACCGTGGTCCTGCTGTCCCGACACGGGCTGATGAAACCCTTCTGTAGCCTGCGATCTTTTGATGGCCCACTGTCTCGCGGCTGCAAAGGCGTCTGCGCTGGCCCGTGGTCGCGTTCCCTCGCCCATGGCCCTAAGGGAATTTATCAACACTGTCTGCGCTTTGCTTGGCGAGGTTGTTGATGGATCTAGACCTAACTCTTCCATCAGCAGCTTATAGTTTGCGCTTCCCGTCCCGTAGTTTTCGTCTATAAATGCCTGTGCTACCGCCCGGGCATCCGCTTCTTCCTTATCCGAGTAGAGCCTATTAAACCCCGGATATTGCTGCATACTGTCACGTGGGGACACCGCTCGGTACGGACTTGGCTGACGCTCTGGCTGTCGCTGTAGGTCCTCCTCTTGCATTCTCCTGATCCGTTCCTCAATGGTTTCTACCCCGGGGTCCGTCGGTATTACCGGGGGCTTTACATAGTATTCACCCTGAGGTCGTCTACCACTAAATAAAGGATCTGGCATTATCGTCTCCCGCCGAAGAAATCAGGCAGGCGCATGGGCGGTGCCTGTGGGCTGTTTTGGAGTTGCGTCACGCGAGACTTAGCTTCTGCCAATGCTGCCAATAGCGGCTTGGCCTCTATTGACTGAGCCGGGTTTCGGCCCGGATTGTTCTGCTGCCACGTATCAAGTGCTGCCTGCGCCTGAGCCACCTGAGTCATTGCGTTCATGATGCCTTGCTGCCGCCGGGAATCTCCCTGCTGACCCTGCTGGAGCATGTAGTTCATGATGGCAGGAAACATGTTCCCCATCATTCCCATCATTCCACCCATATCCCCGCCCCCTGTCATTGACTGACCTAAGGCGCCAGCCATGGCACTATACCGCTGGGCATAGGCTGCGTCAGACTCGCCGGGGAATCTCGGCACATTGATATAAGGATCGCCCCCTTGCTGGCCATATCTCTCACGGCTGCGGCGACGGCGTGTAGCCAACCTCTTCGCCTTGTCAGCCTTTCGCTTTTCCATCGCTGAGAAAAATAGCTTCGACCTCTCCTTGTCATACTCCGTTGGGAGTATCTGAAGGTTGGGGCGACCTGTTTCCGGGTCAGCAACAAGGTCTAGCTGTGGGTCAGCGGCCAGACGCCGTATTCTGCTAGGGCTTAACCTCAGCGCGTCCCCCTCGTAAGCCGCTTTCGCCTGACTTCGATAGTCCCCGCGTGGCACTGGTTGCCCGGTCTCTGGGTCCAACTCATGGAAGCGAGCATCAAATATCGCTCCCGCTTTGCCCGCCCCCAAGTCCGACGGCGACCTCGCCACACCCCCCTCCGCTGGTCCAGCCACATACCGTAGCCGTTCTCTGCCAGTCACATCAGCGCCAATAGCGTCCACGCTGGTTTCTTCCCCGTCAACATCTCTCTGGGTGCGGCCAGCAGCGCCAATGCCCGTATCCTGCGCTGCACGCACAGCATCCTCCTCCGACACTTCAGCCATCAATGCCCGCATACCCTCAGCCTGCTCTGGGGCTACTAGCTGGATGGCTTCGCCAGAAAAGCCATGCTTGCCACGCAGTTGCGGCGGGACCCTGACCATGACACCCTGTGCTGCGCCGAACTTCGGCCTCGTGGTCGTTCTGCTCAGGTTGGGCTGGGCTAGGTCGCCCGCTAAGTCAGGGAAGTTCTCGGCAAGTTTCGCGTCCACTTCCTCAGGGGTGTCAAAGCCGCTGAGATGCAATTGACCGCCACGGCCCTCCCGTATGGCCTGAGCCTCCACGTCCCCTTCCATGGTAGTCCGCCATAGCTCTTCTTCTTTTCCGTCTATGATTCCATCGCCATTGAAGTCAAACCGCTCAAGACGGGTCATGCCTTCGCCTTGGGGAAGGTTCCGCTCTTCCTCGTCGAGGCGGCGTTGCATGTCCTCGAACTCATCCTGATGTTCGCCCATTGCGGCACCAGCCTTCGCCCCAAGGACATCCTCCTGCATGTTCCGTGCGTATCTCTCCATCGACTTAGGGTTGGGTCCCCACTTAACCTCTTTGCGGGGCCGGTCGAGGATTGGCGGCATTGGTACATCAGCGGTATCGGTCGCCTCCATCAGCAACCGGCGGGTAAGATCCTGCTCAAGCGGCAAGGGTCCCTCAACCATATCGAGTGGCATGAGCGGCCCGGGGGCCCGGCTGTTAAGGACATCAAAGCGAGACGGTTTCCGAGGACCGGTCTCGCCCTGTAGGCCAGCCTGCTCCGCCAGCCTGTCCAGCATGTACTGCTCTGCTTCCCATTTAGCCATCGCCTCCTTTTCCGACAGGGGCGGAAGGCCCGGCGCGGTTACCTCTGTCGACTGCCGTGGAACCGGAATGTTGCCCGGCTGAATACCTAGCTGTTGGGCCAGAAGCGGATTAAGCGGGGGAAGTGGATTTACCATGGCTGCTACCTGTTAATACCTGTTGCTGGTTATGTATAAACGCGACGGTCATCACCACGTCGTTGTCTGGTAACCTTGAGTCTGCTGGCCTGATGATTGTGGGTTGTAGCTCTGTCCGAGTAGCGTCTGTGCGCCCGGAAGACCGCTCTCCATCATAGCCATTCCCTCTGGCCCGCTAAAGACTGATCCCAGCAGAGACTGGAGAAGAGGGTTGGCAAACTGCTGCATCATTGCGTCTGTGATTCGCTGGAACTCCTGTGACCGGAAGGCACGCTTGTACCAGTCGTCTGCCGTGGTGCCCGCTAATCCGAGCATCTGCTGGAACTGCTGGTCAGATAGGCCACGACGCCACGCTTCGTTCTCTATCGCTGTCTGGTAGGGGATCATCGCCTCTGCTGTTCTGGCCCCTGTCAGTGACTGCACAAATGGGTCCACCATGTGGGCGTATTCTGTGCCTAGTCCAGATGATATTCCACGACCTGCCCATCCTTGGTCCTGTCTCGCCTGCTCTATCTTTTGGCGGGCTTGCTCGTATTCCACGTTGACTCGGCGCTGCGCCCAACCGGGATCGATTCTTGGGCGGGTAACTTCATCCCATGAGAGTGGGGTTGAGACCTCTATCGCGTTCTCAAGTCCCATATTGTCTGCCAGTGTGGGCTCCTCTTCATCGTCCCTGTGGGCACTTATCCAGCCCTGCGCGGGGTCCCACGTAGCAATATCTGTCCCCTGCACTGGATCAACAACCTCGTTGTTCATGTTGTATGTCGTGCCGTCGGCCTTCACGACAAAACGATTTCCATTGGCATCCTCGACCAAGCGATCAGCGACCTGCTCAACTTGGTCACCGCCTTGTTCGGCCCGGATAATATCCTCAGCAGAACCCTGATCCACTTGGCCTTCCTGCCCCGCATCGGTCACAACAGGAGCATCAGGGATTCCCGTCTCGCGATCCGCCTCTGCATCCGGGCGTCCAACCGTCACCCCCGTACCTCGCTCAGGAGCACCCTGATCTACTACCCCGGTGTCTTGATCTGCTACCCCGGTGCCCTGATCTGCTGCACCACGAATAACATTCTCAGCAATAAAGTCCTGAGCACTCGGCAAGCCCGTACCCTGCTGGTCATCACGGATAACGCCCTCTACAGCACCCTGATCAACCGGTGTTCCGGTATCCACAGGCTGAGTGACGCCAGTGTCTACTGTGGAGCCATCGTCAACCTGCCCCGTAACGTCCTGTGCGGGGTCCTGATCGACTACATCGACCGCACCGCCCTCCACCACCTGAGCGTCCTCAACTGGCTTAGCCTCTCCCTCAGCCAACGCAGCGGCCAATTCCTCACCGGGACCGGTTTTGGCAGTCTGTTCGAGCTTGTTGTTTTGCAGCCACCTCCTGTGCTCAAGGATGTCCCGGGGCATCAGGGTCTTGCTGTCGGTCAGGGACTTCATGCCCTCCTTGCTTAATTGGGCGAATCTCTGCTTCCCGGCGTCCCCGTGAGCCTCATAGGTATTCCGGATCTGGTGATAAATACTCTTTTCGCCAGAGGTTAAACCCCGGAACCAGTTTGTGTGGGTGTTCATCACACCATCCACACTCAATGAGGCTTTAGGGGGGGTGGGGACCCATGCCGGTCGGCCCGCGTCGTGCATCCCCTTGTTCCACGTCCACCGAACTCCAGATGCACCCCGAGTCTGATCCGTGAACCCCTGACCGTTCTCAAGCGTTCCAGCATCTATCTGGCTCTGGAACCGGTCCCGGTTAGACTGAGCCATTCCCGGTGGCCAGTCAAATCCAGCACCAGCGGCTACCTTCTGGTCGAAGGTCATGGTGTTTACGTTTGGCGGGCGCTCACCATGCTTGTACCAGTACGCCATGTTGTCGGCACCAGAGCCCCTCTTCTTGAGGTCATCCAAGAGGGCCTGAGCCTGAGCCTTCGATGTTAGGTTTACCCGATCCCGGGTGTGTGGCTGCTGACCCTGCCACTTCAGGATGAAGTTGTGCGCCCCCCAAGGCTCCTCCCGAATGGCGTTCGACAGGCTGCTGATATCAGATCGGTATAGCCTGTTTTTTTCCCTGTCTTCCCGAAACTCGGGGATGTCCGTTAGGTTGATCATCCCGTCTTCAGTAAGCTGTTCCCCATGTCCGCCGGGACGATCAGGCACTCTTGAGTGCCCCACCTGTTTTCCGAATACATCGAACCTCGGAACTAATTCGCCTGACGCTGGCAACTCGCCACGGAACTCCCAGCCGTCACCAGTGTTGTAATGACCCGGCGTTACGGCTTCGGCAGGAGCGGCTACCTCTTCGGCTGGAGCGGCCTCCGCCACAGGTTCTGCCACAGGTTCTGCCACAGGTTCTGCCACTGCACGCTCGGCGCGAAGCCTTGCGCTTTCTTCCTGACCACGCCGCCATTCGTCAAGCAGTCGCTGCCTCTCCTCGGGGGTCTGGTATACGTCCTGAATAATGCCGGGACTAATTGCGTTGGCCGCTTCAACCAATGCCGACTTCTGCCGATCATCCATCTGGCTGTCGGCCTGAGCCCGGAATACCGAATCCGTGACATACCTGTTCAGATAGTCAGGATCAGTTACATCGGCAGCCTCACCCTCCGCCCGATCTTCAGTGGTCGATGCCGCGCCGCGAATGATCTCCTCTGGGTCAGCGGCGGCAACGCCTGCTGCCGGTTCTGATCCGCGTGCGGCCAACCGGGCGTAATGGTCCCACTGTTCTCTGCGGGTTCTAGGCCCTCCGCCCGGACCACCAAATTCAGCGTCCCAAAAGTTATGACTCTCGAACGGGGGGGGACCCATCCTCTCGCGCGCCTCCCGCGAGCTAATCGGCCTACCCTCTAATTCCTGCAACCGGTTTGCATATTCCCCCAATGACTCCCCCTCCAGTGGAGGGTTGCGCCCGATCCGCCCGTAGTACATCCCCAATGATTCCCCGGCCTGCTGAACTTTCCCCTCCTCAATGGCCTTCGCCCGGGCATCGGGATCATCCGCCCTCTGTGCCTCACGCTGGGGCGTGACACCCTTGGCTTGCTGCTCTGCCACCTGCTGGTCGATAAAGTTCTTCTGCCAATCCAGCGGCACAAGGCCCTCTCCGCCCTGAGCCTCCCACGCCTTCTGTGCGTCCGCGGCGCGACCCTCACGTGCGTCTATTTCGTCTTGCCGCTTCTTAGTCAGTGCCGCACCGGCTGCGTCTCTGGCCTGCTGCTGGAGATCCCTGTTGTATTTCGCAAGCCTTCCTGCCTCCATGGAAACGCGCTTGTAATCCGGCTCACTAAGACCGCCAAAGCGACTCGCGAAACGGTCATAGCTTAGCCCCAGATTCCGTGCAGCCGCTTCGAGACTAGAATCAACCTGACCTGCCTCCACCGGGGCGGCAGCTTGCGCGTCACGAATGATTCCCTCTGGGTCAGCGGCCACGTCCGCCGACACAGCACCGCGTGTTCCAACTGGCTCACCCTGTACGCCAAGCCTCTCTGCATTAGCTTTGTCTTCTGCGGATAGTGAGTTCCAGTCCACCCACCTCATGCTGCCAGCGTTGCGTGGCGATATGCCGGGCATAAACTGGTCTAGATCCCGCTTTCGGGAAAGAATTATTCCGCCCCCCTCGAACTCCCGGTAGGCGATTAAATCGTTGCCCTCGCTGTCCTTGGCTGTGACAAGCGACATGTCTTTGGGGTCGTAGGTGGTCACGTCCCTGTAGTGAATGCCATCGTCATCAGCAGACCACCCCGCCGCAGGCGTGTCGACCGCTGGCTGGTCGCCAAGGACGCCAAGGTCACCTGCTACCCTCTGGGTAAACTCCACCCCTTCCTGCTGGCTGAGGAAATCCGTTGTTAGGAACGGATTCTTCATGAAGGTGTCGTTCTGCTGAGAGGTATACTTCTGGCGGAATGCCTCGAATGCTGCGTACCTTACCTCTTTGTCAGCGTGCTTCAGGCCATGAGCTATATCGTTGGCAGTCCACTGGGTTCCAGCGATACCGCGAAGCTGTTGTGCATCCTGCTCCTGCGACCAATCGCGGCTTAGGGCAGCATCCTCAGCCGACACCTTGCCCTGCAAGCCCTGCGTAATTGAGTCCCCCACTTGATCCTGACGAATGATCTCCTCTGGGTCAGCGGCGGTTACATCTGCTGCTTGTGCTGTCGTAGCTGTCGTAGCCGCACCCGGCTGCCAGCCCTGTGGGGCAAGTCCCTTGCCACCCTGATTCTCCCACGCCTGCTGTACCTCTATCGTCGGTGGTGTCGGAGCCGCCGCCTGCGGAACCGCCTCAAACTGCTCGTCAGGGGGATATACAACTGAGCCATCAAGGTTTGTGGTAAGCCGCAAGTCATCCTTCAACTGGTCAATTCCCAGCCCCCAGTCGTGCATCATTATGATTGACTTACCGGTACTCCTTTGTGTCCCCGCATAGAGATATTCCTTATTGGGGTCTAGCTTGCTTTTCCAGTCAAAGTTCTCCCACTTGTTGGGTGGCTCCCGACGCTTAATCATTACCAACGTGGCCTGCTTCTTGGCCTGCTGCGCGGTCGGCCTCGCTCCATGGCGAGTACCTCCTCCGGGGAGGCGGGTCTGAAGGTGTTTCTGGAAATCATCGGACTCAAACCACCCGCTTAACTCCTTATCATCCATGCCCAAAATACGGTTAAGCTGCTCGTCTGTGGCGTTCTCCCACGCTTGACCGCGTTGCTGCTCAGATGTCGCATCCATGTTCGGAAAGAGTTGCCGTAGGACACCGGGAAATCCTCTTCTAACAGCAGCAGCCTTGTCTACTGCCGCTTTCTGGGCCTCTCTCTCGGCTGCCCACTCTATACGGCGTTTCCAGTCAGGCACACCGTCGCGGTTGTTATCCATCGATTCGGGCGTGAAGCCTGCATCAGTCCACCTATACCGAGTGCCATCCGCCTTTACAACTAACTGACCCGGCTTCAGGTGGCTCCTCGCCTCGTGTGGTATCTGCTCAAAGCTCAAGGCGGCTTCAAGATCGGCATGACCCTGAACACCGGAAACCTGCTGTTGCAACGTGGCCGCTGCCGCCGCCGCCTCGTCCTGCTGGGCCTTTGCGGCTGCCGCGATCCCCGCCTGACGAGCATCTTCCGCAGCCTTGTCTGCTGCCGCCTTCTGGGACTCCTGCTCTGCCCGACGGGCCTGATACGCCCCGGTCACGAGGTCGTTGTATTCCTTAGAATTGGCCGTTTGGCCCGTGACCCGGTTCACCATATAGCTCTGACCGCCATACGTGTAGCCTGCCCACTCTTGGGGATTATACGCCCTCTGTGATACGTCTTGGCCACCATACGCCTGAGATAATTGCTGGGCGTACTGCTCGTGTGTTAGCGTCTGGCCAGTTTGCGGATTATAGAATGTAGAGGAGAGATTCCCGGCCTTGTCGCCAACATCCCGCCGCTGCCACTGGGCAGGATCTTGTTGTTGTGGCTGGGTGGCTGCGACAGCAGGCGTAGTGGTTTGGGTGGCTGCAACAGCAGGTGTGGTGGTCTGGGTAGCTGAGACAGCAGGTGCAGTAGTCTGCTGGCTGCGAATTATGCTCTCCGCCGGAGCAGATGCTGCTGGGGCAGATACAGCCGGAGCCGCTGCTGCAACCTCATCCGGCTTCTTCCACGTGCCATCCAGTTGGCGAACCAATCCCTGAGCCCGCTTCTGAGCATCCGCAATCATATTCTGGCGATTCCGGTCGCTGGCAGACTGCCGCGTGACCCACTTCTTTGTTATCGGATCGAAGACTTTATTTGGGTCGGCTGCCATACTTATGCGCCCCCACGGAATGGCGATGGGGAAGCTCCCATCATCGGAGTTTGACCAAGCGGTGGAAATGCACTCTGCTGGTTTGTTAGCCAGTTCGGCGTAGAGCCTCTGGTCGGCACACGGCCCGGAGACGCAGCTCCCGGCTGCTGGCCGCGCATACTAGAACCCATTGGGTCCGGGGGCATCAGTAAGTCTGCTACCTGCGTGGAAGAAACCGGGCCCGGCGGGGTGGGTGTGAATGCCGGACCCGGTGTGGGTGGAGCCGGATAACTTGTTGGTACAGCGGGTGTAGTGGGCGTCGGTATTGCCCCTGTTGGTTCGTAGTCCCGAATAATTACTCCGCCGGGAGGATTTGTGCCCGGTGTTGGGCTTACTGGTGTACTTGCTGTGGGTCCCGGTATTCCTACCGGGGGGCCACTGGGAGAAACTGGCGGTGCCGTCGACACCGGAGTGTCCGGAGTGCCCGGAACGCTGGTCGGCATCGGAGGGACTGGCATCGGTGGGACAGGCATCGGAGTGTCCGGAGCGCTGGTCGGCTCCGCTGGGAATGGCATGTCCCCGGTTCCTACCGGAGTTGTCGGGGACGGTGCAGGTGCCGGAGCGGGTGCCGGAGCGGGTGCTGGTGCGGGAACTGGTGCGGGAACTGGTGCCGGAGTAGGTGTGGGCGTAGGCGCTGGGGCGGGTGCAGGTGCTGGAGAGGTGTCTGCCGTGGTGTCACCCTCACGCTTTGCCAGCGCCTCGTCGTACATCTGCCCGCCTTCCGTGGGATTGTAACTCTCAAACTGTTCACGGGATGCCAGTCCACCATAGCGTTCATTTGCTGCTGACACTCCACTATCGGCTGCCGTCTGTGTGTACCCGGCCCACTGGGGCGCTGGCATTGTGGAACCCATGTTTGTAGCAGCCACATCCCGTGGCTTTACCTGCGGTCCTGCTGGCGTATTTGTCCGCCCTACCTGTGGGGCGAACATGTTCGGAGCACCCGGCCTCGAACTGGCGACCGGAGTTGCTGCCGCGCGAGGAACCTGAGGCGAATAGGCCCCAGACATTGCGCCAGCCAATCCTTCCCCGGTCTGCACATTTGGGTCGGCCACCTGAGCCTTCCGTCGCAGCTGCTCCACCGGGTTCATAAAGCCGCCGCCCTGAGACGCCCATGTGGCTGGCTGGGTGCCATTCAACATCCCGTATGAACTTCCTACCCGTGTAGCCATTGCTCTAACCCATCAATGATTGTTGGAGTGGATTCATGTACTGCATCATTGGGCCAACAAGACCTAGTTGCTTTCGCATCTGAGTCTCATAAGCAGACAAACCAAGCTCTTCCTGCTGTTGGCCTAGTCCCGAGGCAAACTGACCGCCAGCAATCGTCTGCTTGGCAATCTGTGCGTCTCGGGCCGCCTGTGTGTCCGCCTGACCTGCCATCAGGGCTGGCTCAACTACACCTGTACGGGATTGGTTGCCAGCGGTCGTTAGGCCCTGAGACACTATGTCGTTCAGCGGCCCCGTCCCACCGATGCCGGAACGCAGCTTGGCAAACGCCGACTGGGCCATTTGCGGAAAGCTCCCCTGTGAGGCAGTTCCTACCGAGACACCCGTATTCGGATCGTACTTGGCATAGGTCGGGTTGTATGGACTCGACCGAATATTGACAACTGACGAGGGCCCAACTCCAGCGCCCGCGACATCACCGCCGGTTGGCCCCCTTGGGCCAGTTGGACCAGTTGTACCAGCCACTCCGCCCCCGGGCCGAGTGTATTCACCGGTCTCTGGATCGTAATCATGGCTGGTGATCATGCCCATCATGCGCAGGGCCGTCCAGAGCTTGGACTTCTCCAGCATCTGGCGCTGATTCTTGGTCAGCCAGTAATCCTGTGTCGCTCCGAGCTGGGCAATCATGTTGGGAAGCGCATTCCACGCTGCCCAAGGAGCAAGACTCGCAAACGGGGATTGCGGAGCCTGCGTGTAGTAGTTGGCGCTGCGGCGATAATAGTCGTCGTCTTCATCTCCGCCACCATCTCCGCCACCATCTCCGCCGCCATCTCCACCAACATCTCCGCCGCCATCTCCACCGCCATCTCCGCCATCCGGGTCCACAAGGTGGCCGCCGGGACCCACAACCCACGGTCGGGCGGGGTCCATTCCCGGGGGGTCACCAAGCTGGTTCCACTCATCATCCGACAACTGGGGGCTGCCGTATGGTATCCATGCCTCGGCTTCATGATCCCACACACCCCACTTGCCAGACCCTTGGGGGTTTTCTTGCCATGAGTATCTAAATCCGGCTATCTCCATACCGCCCGGTTCCACGTTTCTGTGATCAATAGCTGCCATGATTCTCTCCTAAAGCCCTAATCCGGTGCGTGAGTTGTTGAGTCGCTCCAAAAAGCCAACCTCAATGTAGAGAGGAACTGTGTCTACGGTGACCGCACCATGTGACAGTGCGCTACTCCCTGTTACTGTGTGTGAAAGCGCTGGTGTTGTGTGTGTATGGGTGTTTGGTGTTGGCGTACTCACCATGTTACCGGTATGGTTCAAACTAGCTACGCCTTGTGGTGTGCCAGTTCCCGCTGCAACTGTTGAGGTATTATCTACATTATGTGTGTGGTCTGGAAAGTGTCCTGACGTTGCCCCACTCGTTCCGGCTCCGTGAGTCGCGATAGCTACCGCTGAATCAACAGAACCCCCGCTGTGGGAACCAACCGTCACGCTATCCGTATCTGCTCCACCTACTGCCTTGTTTCCAGAGGCTGATGCCCATTGTCGCAAAAACCGTTTATTTGTAGCAAGGTCCAAGTCGGAACCGCCGTTCTCCTTTGAGTTCTTTGCACCATCCATAACGCCCCAGCCCTTGGGGCCCTTGTCGCCATTGATGTCCTGACGGATCGTGCCAATACGAGAATCACCATTTCCGGGGGATACCAATATCCCGTCCTTGGCCTCATAAAAACTGATCACATCACCGCTCACAACATTCGGGTCGTCACCCAACGTGACCGGCAAGTACACAGTAATGTCGCTCTTGCCAGTCGTCCCATTACCCTGCCAATCTGCCGCTTCCCGACAAATAACCACCGCCATCTTCCCGCCCTTGCTGGGAGCAGCCGATGATAATGGATTGTAGTCCCAGTTGTGCTGTGCCACCGCCCAGCGACCCGCTTGCACTGTCGGGGCTACAACAGAACCGTTAAAGGTGACTATTCCGTCATGCTCCAACTCCATGTCAGGGTTTCCGAAGATGCTTCGGAAAACATGGACCTGCTCCTGCGTCATGCCAGCATCAATGAGCCTGTCAAGCTGTCCCGCTACCTTGGAAAACATTAACTGCCCTCCTCGACACCCACTACATCAATCTGCTGCACCTTGGGTACGTCATCCCCGGCGTAACCACGCAACTCCAAAGCCACCTTGTGATCCCCGTGGGATAGACTGCTATATGTCCCGTCCCAGCGGAAACTCTCGTGGCCACTGGCATTCTCTAGGCTGCTACGGGCAGTTTGCATGAAGAATACCACATCTGACTTGTTGGTCTCCTGTATTTCCACCGCATCACCCAAAACCTGCGATGTTTCAAAATCCTGAGCCGTGCTGCTGCCGTTGAAGTACAGCCTGAGGTCCATTCGCTGGTCCCCAGTGGTGGGAGTGAACTTTATGGACACCCGACGCTCACGACGGGTCCCGTCCTGAGGTAACTCAAAACTGGTGCTCTTCCAATTCCACTCTATGGCCCCGATTATGTACTTTGAGGTGGTATCAGGGGCTGTCCACGTGGCCACGGTCAATTGTGTGCCGGTTCTGGCCGTTATGGTGCGAATTTGGCCCTTTCCAGTCCCCTCGTAGATGTATACCGGGGCTCCAATCATGGCCGTTGTGAAACTGGCCCCGGAATCCACTAAAGTTGTCGTCGATCCGCCCGTTGCGGTGCCTTCTGCTTCCGCTGTTACTATGTCCGTGTTGCCCGTGTCCGCCATGTGGACGTTGGAGCTTTCTGCACCCAGTAAAAACCGGGTTTCGCCTGTTTGCTGGACTGTTGCTGCCGAGCCTACCTGCTGTGGGTAGTGATAAATGTCCCAAGACTTGCGGCGGATGTTGAAAACGAGGGCACGAGTAGGGTAATTGCCCGAGTCACCGGTGAAGGCCACAAAAAAGTACGCCCGACCCTTGGCCCGGTCCACCTTTACATGGAATTTGTCCGTTTTGGTGAAATCAATCGTGTCTCCAGTACCATCCTTCCGCCACAGATCCTTGATCGCGGTCCCGATGGGCGACGAGGAGCCCCCTGAGAAGGTGTATGGGCCTGTGTCGTCCATCATGTAGGCCGTGTTCTCATACATGTCCCAGCAGTAGTGGTTGAATACGCCCCTGTCCTCGGTATACCGCACAGTCCCGTCCTTCAGTGGCTTCCGCATGAAACTGAAGGCGTACTTGTGGCGACTTCCAAGCAGGTACAGGTACGGCCCCTGCGGCATGGCACCGATAATGTCATCATCGTCGCCTGATACCTCCTGAACAGAAAACCTGTTCACTACCGGAACACTCTCTGGCTCGTCTGGCTCACTAAAATCGACCGTTCTCCTCTTGCTGGGCTCCGGGTACATGACATACCCCTTGCTCCCAGACGTATTGATGGCAGTATCCAAGGTCAATTGTGTCGCTGAAACGAAAGCCGTGATTTCCCGGGGGGCAGTCTGGCCAACAATGTCTATGTACCGGCCAACCATCGTGGCCACCCAGTCAGTCCCGCTGCCAGTTAGGGTCGTTGAGCTTCCGCTCGTCGAAACGGTTCCCCGGTTGTATTTGACTGTACCCAAATAGAAGTACCTGTCCTGAAACTGGACCACGATTGGGCGATCATTCGGTGGGGGCTCAAAGCGGCGGGCCACCAAACTGTTGTCAGTCGGGGGATTGGTCAGAATAAGCAGCACGTCCGCGTCCGCACTATTGTTGAGCGTGGCGTCGTCCACCTGATCCACCGCCGGTGTGCCACCATGGGCAATCGTCTCAACCCGGTAGAGAACATTGGTGACACCTGATGTACTTCTGTACAGTTCGATCTTGTGCTGAGCCCTCGCCTCCGTGGCTGCCGTCAGGTTCGACCACGTGAACTGGTCACCGGTATTGGCCGTCGTCGTGGTAATTGCCGTGAGGCTGGAGGGGACCTTCGTGCTTGTATCGTCGATGTACCGATAGGCGAATATGTATTCACCGGCAATTGCCCCAAATCCCTCCTTGCTCCACGTCCCGGCTGCGGGGCTGGTGTCGTATGCTCCATCAAAGACCGTATTTGCTAACTTGAACGTGTTGGTTGTCTTGCCGGTCACCTCAAACTGCTGATTGTTCAGTTCGTTTGCCATGGCACCCGAGGTTGCAACCACGTTGCCAATTCTGACAACATCGCCGTCCACCAGACCGTGGCTACTGCTGGTTAGCTCGTACAGTCCGCTGGAATCACCAATCGCAGAAATTGCCCCGCCCTTTCCTGCCGCACTAATCGCTGCGCGGACTATTGTGGGAGCTGCTGTGGGGGCCGTGATCCCAATCTGCTCCACGTTTGTGGTGATCCCATCCCAACGAAAACCACGATCCACACCATTCACAGCGATGAGGTCACCAAACCGAGTTTTGCAGAAACACAACCGCTGGAACGTGTTGAAGGCTGAAGAAGATATCGTTGTGGTTGTGAATGTGACCGGCTGAATACCGCCACGAACCTTCAGCTCACCAGCAGTGGTTGTGCTCACGTTCTTCTGAGATTGCGAAGCGCCGCCCGGGAGATCACCCGGGTCAGCATCGCTGACTTGACCAAGAAAGTTCGTTATTTTGGGCATTACGCATCCGTGGTAATGATGTTCTGAAGGTGGCTGAATAAGTAATCATACCGGGAGCCCCGGGCACCTCCGGATGAAGATACGCGGGCCTCCGCTTCAAGGGACCGCCGCAATTCCATCTCGGCCACACCCTTGGAGGCCGTCATGTCCTGCAAGTCATTGGCAAAGCGACTCAGACGGTACTCCACTTGTGCCTTGAATGCCTCAAGCATTGTGTCGTTCATGTCGATAGGATCAGATACGACAAGTTTGTTAGTTCCGCCTGCGTATGCCTGCGTAAGGGCACTGTCAAGGCTTACGGTAGTGCCACTCAGGGATGCTATCTTGAACTGCTCCGCGTAGGGAGAGGAACCAGCAAGGCCGGTGGGGTGGGTGGTCGTGCTGTCCGCCAGCCGAACGACAGAGCCTACCATGCTGGCGGGCAGGGCCGTGCTTGTCACCAATGAGTCATTACCTATAGACCTCGACCCGAACGTATAGGTTCTCGCCTCTGTCTCTGTTCCGGCCCACCTGAGCGTGCGTGGACGGCGGCGATAAATAAAGCCCAGAGGCTCTGCCGTACTGGGAGCAGGATCAACCCACAATGCAAACCTGTTGTCGTTGTCCGGGTCCTTCATTATCGTCCACGCCCACGTCTGGCCCGTGGTCGCAGTGAATCTCTCCCTCTGGAGCCACTCTGTGGGCGTCAGGTAGTAGGTAATCCAGTAGGATTTCTCTACGGCCACATCATACAAACGCCACAAATCAGCGGGGAGAGAATAAACGGAGCGATACAGGTCATAGGTAGTCAAGGCCGCCACGTCAGCCCCGGGGTTAAGGTCCTCACCTAAAGTGAGGAGGACATCAGAGCCCGACACCTTGCTTTCAACGGGATAAACCACGTCATTAAATCGAATCCGCCCATACTTGGCCCACCCCGGCCACGTTCCAGAGGCAAGCGTGACCTGACGCTCGTTGGCACCACCCGTGTGATCATAGGCTATGGTGCTGGAGGTCTGGTTGGCAACGAGGTCAACCCGCCCCTCCTTCATGTAGTAATCCCACTCGTGGCACATGGTAATGTCACGGTAGGCACCAAGGATGGCCTCTTTATGGAGGCGCAGATCCTTCGTCCTCGCACCACCGTCCGTTAAGGCGGTGATGTAGTCCAGCATGTCATGGAATGTTAAGACGCCATCATCAACGGACATGGGCTACCCCTTATACTGGTCTGGGTCCCGGGGGTGGTCCGGGTTGGCCCGGTCCAAATGGCATCTGCGGGTATGGCGGTGCCATCATGCCGGGAGGGGCCCCGGGAGGAGGGCCGCCAGACAAGACGCCCGGAGGAGGTACTCCGGGGGGGCCCATTGGTGGTGGTGGCCCCATTGGCTGTGGTGGACCCATTGGACCTCCCATCGGTGGAGGACCCATTGGACCGCCCGCCATCATGCCGGGAGGAGGAGGCGGGCCTACCTGAGGAAGACCCTGAGGAAGCCCCGTCTGTGGTGGCTGGGCCATGGCCTGTGACATGACCGAAAGCTGCTCTTTGATCTGCTTTAGCTCGTTCTGAAGGATATCAAATGCTGGGGGCATTGATGCCCCTACCGATTCGCTTTGAGAAGCAGACTCAGCTTGCGCCTTGACCTTCGGCATCTTGCGTGCCATCTGGTTGGCCAGTGGGTCGGGGCTACCCATACCACCAGCAGCCCCTCCGGCCATGGCCGAGTTGAATAATTCTGAAAATCCTGCCATTGCTTTCCCCTTAAACTGAGTATTCCCCACCGGGCTCTTCTTTGTACTGACCGGGATAATTGCCTGTCTCGATTCTGGCAGGCATCCCGGCGTCAGCCAGCTGCAACTTCAGGGCCACCGCTTCTTGTCGGCCCCCCTCATTATACGGATATTTCACCACGAGCCGAGTGTCATCTCCACCGCCCTCGACGCTCACGTCTAGCCCGGCTTCCCGCATAGACTCCTTCACACGGTTCGCCTCTGCTCTGGCCGTGTCACCGGCACCGACATCAATTACGACTCGTGGCATTATTTGTTACTCCTGCACTTGCCGCGATTAGCGGCGTGGATTCGGAATCAGACCGGGCGTCGGCGGGAGGGGCCGAAGACCCTGCTCCATTCGAAGGTTTTGGGCTGCCGTGTTCTGTCCTTGCCGCACCATGTTAGTTGTCTGCTGATGCTGGGGTGTCAGTGGCAGTACTGGCAGTACTGGCGGTACTGGCGGTACATTCCTACTAAATGTCGGATTTGCACCTTGGAGCATCTGCTGTATTACGGGAGGAAGCTGCGGTGGCCCTTGCATGGCTGGCGGCGAGAGGGGTGGTCGCGTTACCGGTGGTTGCGGTGGCAGCCCAATCGCGTTCGACATCCCACGCAACATTGCCGGTGATGGCATCTGAGGCGGTTGAGATGGCCTGCGGGGAAGGTGCGCTGACATGTTGCCGTAAGAGCCCGGCTCTCCAGAGTTATTGTTCTGGAATGGCAAACCCGGATTCTGAGGCGGATACTGTGGCATTATTCGCTTCCCTTCTTGCCGTGCTTGGCTATTACTCGTTCACGTACTTCGTTGATCAGCTTGGGCTTTCGCTTGACCTTCTCTCGGGTCTCAGGTTCCGTTGCCAGTATCCCCCTAACATAGTTGTCGCAGATGTCTGAAGCCAAGACCTTTCTCTTGGGCTTCTGTGGCGGGGACTGATAATTCACTGATCCTGTGCTGGAAAGTCCCTTCGCCTTGCAGGCCGCTATTACGTCATCTCGGCCAGATACCCACGCCATTGGGTCATTCGGCTTGCCAAGCCCACCCTTGTACACCTTGCCCTGAGTGGAAATCCCCGCCTTCTTGGCTGCGTCATGAAGGCCCTCAGCATTTTTTAAGAACATGCTGTCAGCCCAGCTATGCGTTCCCTCTAAAAAAGCCCTGTCTGTTCCCAGTGCGCCCGGTGGACGGCGCTGGGCCAGCATTGCGGCGAACCCCGACTTATTGCCATCCTCAATTAGCTGGTCATAAAAGTCGACACAGCCCAGTCGCTCACATTCGGCCCGATGCCTATCTTGGTGCGGATCTGTCATTATTCGTTCTCCCCTGCACCTTTCTCACGCATGAACCTCATCTGTAACTGGTGAGATTCCTCGGACTGCTTGACCTCCTGCTGATGCTTCTCCTGATCCTGCTGCAACTCCTGCTGGTGGGCAGCGGCATCCTCCTGACGATCCTGCTGCTTTAAGCCAGACTCGGATTGCTTGAGTTGTATGTCAGTCTGCTTCTCCTGCATCTCAAGCTGCTTCATCTGCATATCCATCTGCATCCCAACCTGTTTCATCTGGGCCTCAATCTGCTCAGGGCTGGGGCCCTCTTGCGGTGGCGGAGGAGGCGGCGGTTGAACCATGTACCTTGCGGGATCAAGGTCGTTGGCTTTGGACCAGTCCTCGATCAATGCGTTGTATGGGTCCATCATCCCCTGCATGGCAAACTGCTGAAGCGTTGGCATAGCAATCTGTGCGAACTCGTTAAGCTGACGTACCCGGTTGACCTTATTCGGCTTGCGGGCCGTGCCTGCCTCAATCCGGTAGTCATAGTCGCGGATCGTCTGCTCAAAATCCTGAGTCTTGATCTGCGTGTCCCAGATGTGGGCACCCATCTTGCCAAGCACCGGCTTTATCTCTTCGCCGGTCAGCATCCACTCGGCAGCCTCCATCTCCTTCATCGCAGCCTGACCGAGCCAGTCCTCTACCCGGCTCGACATGTCGTCCGGCCTGACGCTCACATTGTTGCTGCGAACCTCGGCTTCCGTGGCACTTCTCATCTGTGTGGGCCCAGATAAGCCGTATACAAGCTCAGTCAGTCCAGTTCTCTTGTCGATCATGTCCAGCACCTGCCGGACCATGTTCCAAATTTCCACGTTGAACGACGGGGCATCGAGAAAAGAAACAACGTCTTTGACGCTACGACCGAATATCTCGCTGATCTCGATGTGCGTGTAGGGACCAAGACCAGACTTGATCTGGTCCTGAATCTCCGCACCGGCTGCCTTGGCTATGGCCACATACGTGGTGCTTGACGCTGCTACCTTGTCTGCCAAGAAACTCATGCACCAGTTGACAAACCGCAGTTCCCCGATGGCTGGCTTGATCATGCTGATCGGCCAAACTTCCTTGGGCTTGTCATGGAAGTGAAGCCGGGAAAACGGCCAGCCGCCATCAGTCCAGAAGGGGATAGGCCACTGGGCTCTGGAGAATACAGTCTCGAAGTCCTCCTCCTCCAACGCCTCTGAGGGGAGGTTGAGCGGGAAGGGGATGTCCTCGGAGATAGCAAGGTAACAGAAGTCTCCTAGCTGGGCCCAGTCATACCCCTTCTTGGTTTCCCGGGAGTCGCTGTTCCTCAACCTGTCGCCAAAGCCAGCCTTGGAGTACACCTGCCAATACTCAAGCAGGTCAAACGTCTCGCCGAGCCTCTTCTCCTTGCTCGTCTTTTTCCGCCCCGCTGAATATGTGCCACCTTGGCTGTGCAGGGACTCAAGCGTTCCCGTGAGCTTTCCTTCCAGACCGAAGATCCGCTCCACCTGCCACACGGGGTGCACGACCTTGCGGGCTACCCATTGAATGTCTTCCCAGTATTCGGCGTCAGGATCAATTACCAGATCGTCTACCGATACAAAGTAGCTCTTGGGATACCGTGTCAGAGAACCCTTCGGCTGATACATCTCCGTCCACAATAAGCTCATGCCCTTGATGATCGCCTCGTTGATCCCAAGTCTGGCCTGCGTCTTCTTGTCCGCCTCAAACTGCAACCAGTTGAGATAGTGCTCCTTGAGGCTGGCGTGGCACCGACTCACCTCCTTCTCCGTCTTCTCCTCGTCCTCAAACATCTGCCAGTATTGGGCATGGGCTGGCTGGCTGGGATCAAGCCCGATGGCCTCAGGAGTGATCGTGGGACTCATTCGGGGACTGACCTGAATTCGAGGGTTCCGGTGATACAGCACCGGGCCAAATAGGGCCACAGCCTCAAACACACGATTGACAGTCATCCGAAAAGTGGGGAGGGCCCCCTGTGCTTCCTTGTCCAGAAAGCCCCCCGGGGACTTCGCGTAAGCCCCTTTCCACATCCAGTCATGAGAGCCGTCAAAAAACTTCATCGCCTCCTCGGCATACTTGCCGAAGCGGTCATGCTTCTGTTTCTTGGCGTCCTTGATCTTCTGCATCCACTGAGCGCATATCGCGTTCATTGGGTGCGTTCCATCATTAAGATTGAGCGGCATTTAGCTCTCCTTAGACTGGATGGCTTCTTCCAGCCACCCGCGTTTGGGATTGCCCTTGAACTTAATGCCAAGCTCAATCGCCTTGTCTCTCAGGGTACGATAGGAGCCAAGGCCCTTCTTGTCGTCCATCACATCCTCAATCCGTGCCAGACGATTCTTCAGGTCCTCTCTCTCCTCCACTTCCCTCTTGTGGTGGTCAGTATAGTCCCACGCGCCGTTTTCACGGTGGTCGGAATTGATTTTCAGCTTCGGATCTCCCAAGTGCCTGACAGCATCATAGATCGCGCCGTCAGCCGTCCTGAGCATTAGGTTCCTGCCAGAGCGAGAGATGCGGATAACAAAACCCATTCTGGGAACGGAGTTGTCCCGCCTTCCATTGGGGAAAAAGGCCACCGGCGTCCCCTCGCTGATTATCGGCATTTCAAAGTCCATTTCCAGTAACTCCGTAACGCTCTCCATAACTATTCTCCCGTAGGCCCAAGGTTGATATAAGTCGAGGCTGGCCCTCCACCTCTCATTACTGTGTTCATCCGGCTTTGAGATGCTCGCCGCTTCCGCTCTCCCAGTATCATCGCCACTCGGCTCTTGTTGACGACGTTCGATTTTGGCTTCACGTATTTTAGCCCATGAGCCACAGCATATTCTAGCGTTTCTATCGCGTGACAGTTAGACCTGCGATTGCCCTCGTCCTGTATGTATCCATTGACGACCTTCTTCTTGAACCGGGAAAACTCCCGGCACAGGTTGGGGCACTTCTCTGTCACGACCAGCATCTTTGGAGAACCATCAGACTGGATGGACAACCACTCCCTCATCTTGATCTCACGGCCTGACACATCATCGCTGCCGGGTATGAAGTTGTGACCCGTCTCAACACTGTACACCCGCCTCTTCTCCAACTCTGATGAGTATTGCCTGCGGGGGAGCAGGCCACTTCCAATGTCCCTTAATCGGCCACCGTGAGCATCAATAATAAACGACTGGAATGACTGGCCATTGGCCTTTACTCCCACGTACTCACCAAACTTCGTGGCGGTGCACTGCTGAATGTACAGCTCGTCATACACCACCGTCTGGGACCCAATGTGCGGCGGGGGCACGGCATGGAATGTTACCGCGCACACAGCGTGCCCGGGATCTACCACCATGTAACGGCACCAGTCGAGGGGAGGGACACCCTTGTTCTCAGTGATGATTTTCTGAACCTGCGTCCGTGGCTGCGACTGTCGGATTGCCCCATGAAGATCCTTGGAAAATGTGGGATACATCAGGATGCTGTCTGTAACCATCTCGCCGAGGGCACGCTTGCGATATTCATCCTCGCCTCGCTTCCGCCACCGCTTGATGTTCTCCTGCTTGACCTGCTCAGGCATAAACGGGTTGTCGAATATCGTCGCCCTGATTACTACCGTACTGGGATGCTCGTCCTTGATCTCATCCTCTGCCCGCTCAGAGAGATTTATCAGGGCGTCATTCTTTGAGTGCGGCAGGGCAGACCAGCGGATCTTGCCATCACGCATCGAAAGCCGGGCGATCATCTCGTCATACCACTCAGGTCGCTCCAGATCCTCGTCGATGTGCACAAGGTCTGCCTGAAACCCTTGTGTCGGTTCACCCTTGCTACCCATCGCATAGATTACCCAGCCGTTGTGAAGCTCACATATCTCAAAAACATGCTGGGCTCTCTTCTTCCAAGCAAAGTTCTTGATGTACCTCGGGGGAATCAGTGGGGGTGCTGGCTTGGTCTCGTCCTGACGGGCCCAATCATCCTTCTCCCATGGATGCCACGCCCGCCACTCGTTGGTTACGGCATCCTTGATAATCTTGAATGCCCCGGCCCGGAACAGGTACTTGTGAATCACCCTGCCGATATGGCCCTCGTCCATTCCAAGACAGACCATTACCCCGTTCTCCTCCGGGTACTTGCCGTGCGGATCTTGTCCGGTGGCTGCCCGGGCATCCTCCACAAAAGCCGCGAGACTTTTGCCGACTTGATTCCCGGCCTGAAGAAGAACCTCCTTCGCCTTGCTGGAATGAAACCGCTCCTGAAAGGGCAGGGGTTCATACAGGCGCAAAGCCTCCAGTCGGCGACGGGATCTCTCTGCGTAGAGACGCCGCATCTCCTTCTTCTGCTGCTCTGTTACACCACCTTGGTATGCGACCTCAGGTATCTGAATCGCTTCCTGCGGTGGCTTCTTCTTCTTTGCCATGGGATTCCAAACGTCTAGGGGTCAGGAGGATCAGCTTGCGGGCTGTCTCCTCAATTTCCCGATCCAAGTCTTCGTCCGTGATCTCTTCTAGGCTCTTCTGGGCTGCTCCGGATTCACTCACCTTTACGTTGAGTCTGAGGATAGTGTCGAGCATCCTCTGACGAGTGGAAGATCCTAAAGAGGTTGACAGGAAATTGGCCATGAAGTGCTGTGCAAACCCTCCGGGGCCCCCAAACACTTCGATCAACCTCTGGAAGGTCTCCGCCATGTGGGGAATGTCACTGCCACCCTTGGTCAGGTTGCCCAGTAGGGTAATGCCCTCCTTCTCTAGGGCCATGATCCGGGCATCAATCAGTTCATTCTCCTTCTCCTTCTTGTCCTCAATACGGCACATCTTGCACACCTTCCGGTAGCCGTCCGGCTGGTGGCCGTCCTTGTGCCAATACTCTTCGCCCAGCGGGTATGTGACCCCGCAATTATTGCACTGCTTCTCGTTCATGCTGCTTCTTGTTAAATGGGATGAATTCATTGATAGGAAGATGCACCACCGGCTCCATGTCCTGCCAGTCGCCTCTGTCTTTTCTTCCGCCCCACCGCACCTCGATAAGTTCCCGCGCCTCAGGGAAGACAGGGAACCAGAGATCAGTATCAGTGAACCTCACGGCCAGATTGCACCGCAGGCTTGGGGCTGACTGCTGGAGGCTCAGTAGTGCCTCCCACTTACCCAAAGACAGGATCAGGGTCTTGTATTTCGTGGATTGGACGCCCCGGCATTTCAGCTCAGTAAACCCAACCACCTTGCCATTCTGAGTAACGGCGTAATCCACCCGGTAGGAGATGGGGAGCTTGTTCAGGATCTTCCCTGTCCAATGCTCAATGTCCCGGCGAAACCCATCTTCCCGGGTCCAAGATGCCTCGTCTTCGTATATCGGTCGTGCCATTGCTTTCCTCCATGTGGCTCATTCAATCCATTAAAAAACGCTGCCGGGTTCCCCGAAAGGAAGCCCGGCAGCGCACCCAAGATCCCGTGTTGCATGGCTGCGCAGCCGGGTGTCCGGTCTTAGTAAGGGACGTGCAGGTGAACTAAACCTGCGTTATTGTCACTTATCGCATCGACCGCAACGCCCATGATGTTGCCGATGTGAGCAGCCGTGGCAGCCATGAGATGGCCGTCAGTGCCTGCATCTGCAACAACCGGGGCACCCACAGCGATGCCACCTTCAGCATAAATTGGCACAACCCCGCCGATAATCAACCAAAAAAGGTCGTCATCTGCGACAGTGGTTGTCCCAAGCTCAGGATCACCAACACCAGCCCAGTCGCCTTCAGTAATGCTTGCACCTGCGCAAGCACCGGCAGCCACTCGTCCAGTAGAGGAATCCACATCAAAGCTAAGAGCTAGACCATAAGTAGCAGCAGCTACGGTTAAGGCCGAGCCTTTGGTGTTACGACAGCATACGGCCCGAAGCGATTGGCCACTGCGGCGGCTTTTGCCGCCACGGAGGGTGGGCGTGCGATCAACGTCGGGGAATTCAAAGACAGCACCACACCAATGGGTATTGGTCAGGTTGCCGTCGCTGTCAGTCCCCGAGAGCGTTTCGCCCAAGTCAAAAGGAGGATCAACGTACTTCATTTTCTTTTCCTTTCAAGAAAAGGGACTATGCAAGCGCTTGCAACTTGAAGAAGTTCCTCGGTGAGGAGAACTTCATGTTGGAGAGCGTGCTAACAACGGCATTGAACGACTGCGAGTGGATGTCGTACTCAGGACCTTCACTGCGGAGCAGGGAATCGTCCATCGACTTCAGCTCGATGTTGTCGTAGTTCAAACCATAACCAACGCCACTGGCAATAGCGGCTTCCCAGCTCACTTCCACACCGTCGAAGTTCAAGACGTTCTTGAAACCGAGGGCACGGAGATTGTGCTCACTGGAAATCTGAATGCGCTCATTGTCATCAAGCAGGTTCAACAGATCCGTGTAAAGGTCACGAGCCAACAGGATGTTGGTAATCTGACCATTCTTGGAAGTGTTTCGCTGCGAGTTGATGATCGCGTAACGCATCGCTTCGTCGCCCTGCTTCGCCCATGTGTCAGCAGAACCACCGAACTTGCTGGTCGTGTAGTTGACCACAAGCGGGAGCCAGAAATCAAATTCTGAATCCGCAATGCCGTCAGGCCACACCAAACCAGATTCCTCGTCACCACCGTAGTAGCCCGGCGTTGTCAGCAGGCCAGCGTAGGTAACGCTTTCCGGATAACCGACGTAATCAGCGGCATTGGCTGTACGACCGGAGTTTGCACCAGAGGTGTCAGTCGTATCGAACGTCTTGCTGATGGTGCCGAACAAGGACTCCAGCCCGTGCCACGATTGCTCGTTGCCACTGGCTGCGCCATTGACGTAATACTCACCGCCGAGGCCCTCAGTGATGCTCGTCTCAAGACGCTCGACAAAGTTGTCGAATACCTTGATGACGCCCTCTGGGCCACGGTTCGAGCGGAACTCACGGTAGTACATGGTGTCCGCGACTTGGTAGCCACGATACTCCAGATTCGCCGTCTTCCACAGATTCCGTCGTGAAAAGTTGCGTGCAGTTTCCCCAGTGTTACCCTCGATCTTGTGCAAACGATACTGCACGGGCCAATCGAAGCCTTCACCACTATTGTTGTAGTTCACTCGACCGGCAGCTTCGAGCAAGGCACCCATCTGGAAATTGCGGAGCATAGACTCCTCAACTTCTCGAATGTGCTTTGCAAGAGTAGTTGCACTGGTACGGGCAAATGCTACAGGATTAAAACCTTTGTAGGCCATTTCTGTACCCCTCTTCTAAGGACTAAAACAAACCGTCTTCCAACGCCTGCTGGCGTAACTTGTCACCCGCACTCAGCCGTGAGTTTTGGGTCGTCGGGGTCTCGGGTCGGGGTATACTTCCACCTGCGGAGGGCACATGCTCGGCTCCCCTCTGAAGGTGATCCATGTTTCGTTGCAGTGTCTGTTGTTGCGAACTGACCTGCTGCTGCTGCCCGTACATCCTCTGCGTTGCGATGTCTCCGGCGTACATCCTTGTAGCAAGCTGCCACAGTTGCTGGGGATCATGTATCCCCGACTCTCTCAAGTGGTTAATGTAATTTGTAACAGCTTGGCCTTCCTGTGATAACACCAAGTTGCCACTTACATCCTGTACATGCTGGCCTGACCGAGCGTCCTTCTGGTACACCCAGTCGGCATTCCGCTCGTGGATCTGCTGTACTGCCTGCTGTTTCGTCGCTTCCTGCTGATAGGACTGCTGCCACTTCATCACAGCCCCGTAGCGGTCGGCAAATAGCTTGTCAAATTCCTGCTCGATAATGCCCGGCAGGACCTCGTGGGGACGGCGGGTAATATCCTCTGTCCACTTCTCAATGTGGTTGACGTAATCCTCCGCCTGCTGGCGGACTGCGGGAGGAGTATTGGCTGACCAGTCCCAGTACAGTTCACCCTCGGGGGTCTGGAACTGCTGGCGGTATCGCTGGGCATCATCGTAGTTAAAGTCAGGGGCTCCCCACCAGTTCTCGTTCAGCTCGTCGGTGGTAGCCTGCTGCTGCTGCTGGGCCTGATCGTGCTGCCATTGCAGGTACTCTTGGTACTGCTGCTGCTGCTGCTGATTCTGCTGCTGGGACTCTTGGGCCTGACGCTGATAGTGGTCTGCCCACTGTGAGTTCTGGTCCTGTAGCTGGTGATAAGATTCCAGCAGACGATTGGCCGCCTCTGTATCGTCGCTGACGCCAGAGAAGCCAAGGGATTCAACTTGCTCAGAGAGGGTTGGTCCCGTGTAAACCGGATCGGGTTGCGGTACAAACTCTGGCTCTTCAGCAACTACGTCTGTGAGGTCGAGCGTCGGGGCTTCTGTGGGCTCTGTTGTGTCCTCGGGAATCGCTGTGTCCACAACGTCTTCCATAACGTCTTCTTGGGTGATATCAGATGACATAAAGTTTTCCTTACCTTGGGTTTAGGTATCTCTCAACGAGAATGTCCCCTATTGGTGTACATCCGTGCAAGGGTATTTCAGGGTTTTTTCTTGGCCTTCCGCCACCAGAATAGGACGTGCATCCAGAACTTGACCAGACCCACCTTCGCAAAGCCCCGTTTGAAGATGTGATTCTTGGCTGCAATAAGCTCCTCGCACGAGTTGGTCCGGACCATAACCCTGTCCCTCTGCCCAACCTTAATAAATCGGATCTTCAT